GAATATATAGCATCATTTGTTATCTTAGTGAAGTATCTAATGTCTGGCTTTGCTACTTCAAACTGATACTCATCGTGTACTGAAGCTACCAGCCGCGCATCCAGCCCTGACCTGCGTATTCTTTTATCCATTTCCACAAGCCATTGCTTACAAACAACTGCCCCGGCTCCTTGAATAAGAGTATTAACTGCGGAATGTTCTGATCTAATCTGAAGCCTTCGACCATCCAGACCTTTAATAGTTCCTTCCTTCAGGGCTGCTTCTTGTAAATCATATCGCAGCCTCTTGAGTTGTGGCATATTAGATAGAAACTTTTCTATAAGTTTCCTTCCAGTCTGAGCAGAACCCTCTACTATCTTTCCAATCTTAGCTGATCCCGCTCCATACAGGAAGGCATAGATAAAGGTCTTGGCTTGATCTCTAGTTCTTAGACCAGCCATTTCTTGATTAGCTGAGTGAATATCTCCAGTGAGTATTGTATTGGTATAGGCTGGATAATCCAGATAGTGCGCCAGACATCGCAGCTCTAGCCCACTCGCATCCGTACCCACTAGTTGGTGGGTCTCCGGGTTAGATACTGTCCAGAGAGATCGGCACTCTTTACCGTAAGGACTGGACACTGCCGGAACTTGAGCCATATTAGGCTTATGGTGAGCCATGCGGCCTGTGATAGTACGCAGAGTAAGAACTTTACCACGAACTCGATCATCCTCATGACACTCTTGTATCCAAGACTTGAGAAGTCCTGTACGTTTCTGAAGCAGAAAGTATCTATTAAACATTTGAGCTTCAGGCATATTTTTAATCTGGGAAAGAACATCTTCATTAATAATAATATTACCTTTGTCTGTGTATCTCTTAGGTTTCCATCCTCTCTCCATAAGACGTTCAGCAATCTGCTTTCGACTGGCAATATTAAAGGGGATGTACTTAACCTTAGTCTTTAGTTGAACTTCTATGGGTTCAAACATTTCAGTTGCCTGATCTTCAAGATAATGTTGTTCATCTTCTAACTTGGCTAGAAGTATCTGTCCTTCCATAAGATTGAAGGCAAACCCATTAGCTTGTTGGCGATCTATTATTATTCTTATATTACGTTCGAGTTCATACGCTTGTGGCTTGAACCCCTTACCTTCCTGTTCCAGATTAGTCGCAAGCCTCCTTGTAAGTTCCGTATCACGCACACAATACTGAAGCATGTCTTCGCTGTACTCATTGAACGTAGTAATCTCTCCTTTAGTATAATCAAGTCTTTCTCCCCACGATTCCAGAGAATGTCCACCATCCCGAACAGGATTGTATAGTTGAGATTCAATTAATGTATCTCTTATTTGTCCGGGTTGTATATTAGCATTAGCTAGTCGGTTAAGAATAGGTCCATCAAAGCTAAGACCATTATGCATAATGAACTGATCTATTTTACCAGACCAACTACCGAATTGAGTACACTCATCTTTAATCCATTGTCTTGTTTCTCCTGTCTGATAATGTTGTGCAACAATACAATGTATCTTTGTTGCATTAAGGTCATCTGTCTCTATGTCAACAACTGCTTTCATCATAAGTCATATCCATCAAGTATGCATCACTGGTTGGAATATGAAAGAACTTCTCTCCTTTCTGTATATTACGATTGGAAACTTCCTTTACTTCACAATCAAGAAGCGTCTGGCCGTCTATGTGCCAAGCTTTCTTACAATCATTTCGGAACACCACGAATGTTAGTATATCATCAGGACATTCCTCCTTCCACTTATTAAGAAGCCTTCTCTTTCTTTCAGGGATACGTATCTCTTTCCAAGAATCAGGCCAATCTCCCCGCCAAGAATATTTTATCTCAACTTCGTAAAGTATTCGGGGAAGATCACCATCTACCGTGCAAACAATATCAAAGTAGTATGTCTCATCGGTGGATATGTTAGAGTGATCGTGATCTTTAAGCCAACCTACCATTTGCTTCTTAGCTTTGGTATCGGCCTTATCATAGAGTGCTTTATCAAATGGCTTTCTCATTCTTCATCCTCCAAAAAGGGGTTATCGATCTGTGTCATTCTACCAGTTTCTTTGTTGTAATGCAAGTGGCAAGCAACACCAGTGTCTCCGGTATATCTATTCTTGAGAATACGAACTGTTGTAGTATTAGATTCTATTTCATCCTCTGCTTGTTGGTTGCGCTCCAAGGCTATGACGCTATCAGAGAGGTGGGCGATGCTGGCAGAGCCACGAAGATGTGAGAGAGATACCTCTCGACCTTCTTCATGTCCTCGATCACCAGACGGTCTACGGAGGTGACTTACAAGCATTAAAGCTATCCCTGTTTCCTCTACCAGAGAACGTAGCTTGGTCATCAGGATATCAATAGACTTACGCTCATCTCCAAAGTCTTCTTGACCGGACACTAATATCGACAGGTGATCAAGAAAGACCCACTTACAATCTAAAGCCTTTGCCATGTATCGTACACGATCAAGGATCTCATCATTACTTGTTGAACCAAAGTGATCAAACGCAAAGAACCTTCGACTTCCAATAGTCTTATCTTCCCAGTCCTTTAATTGCTCTGGTGTATACTGATCTCGTATTTCCTTGATATATAATCTAGCATCAGCCTCAACACTCATAATATTAAATGCAGTGTTACGTGTACTCTCTTCCAGAGCGAGTAAGCCAATGTTATCTTGGGTACTACCCATAATGTGATACATTAACTCACGCATGACACTACTCTTACCCATACCAGCACCTGAGGTAAAGGTTACTAACTCTCCTGTACGCATACCATAGGTCTTTTCATTGAGCTTATCCCAAGGATAGTGACAGGTCTCGTGATAAACTTCATCGTAAAGACTATCGCCAAGGTCTGCCAGATTAATAATCCCGGCAGGGGTATACGTCTTGGCATTCCACCATGTTCGCACAAACTTTTCTTGTTGTCCTGTCTTCAGATACTCATTGGCATCTTTCATTTCCAGATTAATAATCTTACATTTGTTTGGCTCGAACAACCGAGCTACTTCAATAGCTGCTTCTTTACCTTGGTTGTCATTATCAAAGCATAGTACTACGGTCTCAAACTTATTTAGATAATCAAGCCATTGCTTGCAGTTCTTCAGTGCAGAGGCGGCTCCGTTCTTGATAGATACAGCAGGGAACTTAGATCCTGTAAGCTGAAAGACACTCATAGCATCCAACTCACCCTCGCATACTGTAATGTATTTCCCTGATTGATTAAAGATATTCTGTCCGAATAAACCACATTCACTTAGTAGTCCTTCACTCCAGAAGTCTTTGACTTGGGCATTACGATACTTGCTGGCTGTGTGATTACCATCTTTATCGTAGTAATTATATTTATGTTCAACAACTACAAGGCCATCAAGAGCTACAGTAACACCATACTTCTTACATGTATCAGCAGTAATTTTTCTATCGGGGATGTCTGCTGTTTTAAATACACGTTTAGTTCTGCTCTTCATTGGTATCACCTTGGGTTCAGTTTGCATTTCATCTCCGGTACTACCATAAGTTTTACAACTATAACACCAAGTATGATCAGAATAAGTAGCAAGGGCATCAGAAGAATCGCACTTAGGACATGGCCCCATCATTGCTTTTTCTGTCTGCATTATAATCTTCCTTTGTTATAGGAGAATAACTCATTACAAATGTCACGTCTGTATCCTGCTATTTCTTTCTCAAGAGAGACAAGAGTTTCTATCTTGTCTACCTTTTCCATCCTCACCCACGCATCTCTGAAAGATAATTGAAAACTACTCCTATCTTTTGTTTTATAAACCTCAATAAGAAGATCTTTTCCTTCCTGCTCTTTTGACATAATAAACTTCCTCAGGGTTGGTTCCAAGATGTAAGGTAACTTCTCTTCTGTTCTCGATTTCCTCTTGTGCTTCTCTCCTCGTTTGAAAATTTTGAATAACCACATCACCATATTCTTTCCTTAGTACTAGTTGCCATTTAGCAATCATCGAACTGCTCACTCCATATATCATTTACAAAGTCATCTTTATCTTCCATAATTTCCTCGACTTCCTGTCGAGCTAGTCGCTTGGCTTCCTTATTATTGTAGCCCTCCTCACTATACTGGCGTACTAAGTCACGGAATATAGTTCCTCTTTCTTTCTGCCATAAATTCTTAGGCATCTTCTTCCTCTCCTAGATCTGTAAAGAATTGATCTATCTCTTCAGGATAGTTTGTATCGTAACCACTTTCTTTCATTAGGTTCCAAACCTCTTCGGGAAATCCATAAGATATACGAAGAGCTTCGTCTTTCTTTTTAACGTATTCATTAAAGTTATATATCTTAGCTGTCATTAGATTTATCTTCAATATTTTTATAAGCGTCCCTTACATAGTAATGATCCATCTCTGCCCACTCTATAAGCATATTACTTCTATCT